GTATTCAGAGTACTGATTATAATTTTAACGAAAACAAATCGAAATTTGAAGCCGGTCAGAAGAGCATGCTTCAAGTGTCTAGTAAGTTTGCTAACCTAATTGGATCGGGTGACCCTCTTCAAATGCTTGTACCTAATGATAGGAGCAGACCTTTGAATAACTTACCGGGCGTTATGGGAATGAAGAACGCATATGAAGCGTTATTTAACGATAATGTTGTTAGATTAAAAATTATTGGTGATAGCCAATTAGCCGTTGGTGATACTATTACGCTCAATTTACCGGATACGTCTGGTTTTGATATTGCAAAACAAACAAGTGATAGAACATCGGGCAAGTATATTGTATCAAGATTACGTCATATGATCGAGGCTTCAGGTAATAAGTTTCTACATTATATTGCACTAGACTGTAATAGAATAGGTATGGGTGTGTAATGACAACTAAATTTTTAGGTCAGGAAGGGTTCCGTTGGTTCATAGGTAAGGTTGAGGATAGGGATGACCCTATGCTGATCGGTCGTGTAAGAGTACGCATCTACAACGTACATTCAGAAAAGAAGAGTCTATTACCTACAGCTGAACTACCTTGGGCCTTTGTGGTTAACAGCATTACAAGTGCATCTCTCGATGGTATAGGGGTATCTCCAACAGGTATAGCGGTTGGTAGTACTGTAATCGGATTCTTTATGGATGGTAACGACGGTAATTACCCTGTATTACTCGGAACACTAGGTGCGTTGAAGGATAATCTGAGTGCATCAGATGTACCCACGGATGCATACGGTATCAGTTCTGTTAATAAGACTACTGATGGCAGCGAGCCTGCATCAGCATATGGTGCAAAGTATCCCTTTAATAAAGTATTAAAAACCGAAGGGGGTCATATTATCGAGATTGATGACACACCTAATAACGAGAGAATCCATATCTATCATAAATCTGGCACATATATCGAGATCAATAACGACGGTAGAACAGTTCGTAAGTCAACTGACGATGATTATGAAATATTAATGAAAAATAAGCTTGTTGAAGTCAGAGGTAGTGTTGGGATTACTGCAAAAGGTGATATAACTTTATCATCAGAAGGTAGTATTACTATTAAGGCAAGTAAAGCAATTTACTTAAATCCATAATGACAACAATAACACACATTAATACGAATATCGATATTGCTACAACGGAAGCACTTTCAATGCAGGGGCTATACGGTGTAATACAATCAGCATTTCCAAAAGATCCGAATACAACTGTTATCGGTATATCGATACCAATTTTAGGTATCAATTGTAAAGAGACAGGTATAATAAGTCCAATTGATGATTTTAAAGAAGCGGTGTCAAGAATATTCAACGACGCAATGGGTGCTATTTTTAAACCGATATGGCAGGTGTTGGTTGATCTAGCTAATGTATTGGGATTAGGATTACTTGACGAAAAGTTACCTATACTTGACTTATCCATAGGAGATCTTTTCTCAAGAGACCTATTTGACAATCTTCTCACAATTGTAACAAGATTGTATAACACCGCAAAAGAACAATTACAGCAGATCCTATCCATACTTGGCATACCTACACCATTCTTTACTGAGATTGTAAGTCCGGAAAAAGAAATATATTATATCGTTAAAACAATACTCGGTTCATTATGGGATACAATAATTAAAAAAATAAAATCATACATCGATATGATTCTTACTGCATTAAAAATTTACGATGCTATAAATCAAACAGGATTTTCAATTACTTGGGAAGCAGCAATTACGGCAATTCTTGAAAGAATACTATCGTACCTTGCTTTACCACCGTCCTTACAGGATGTTGTTGATCTTATAAAACTCTATGTTAAGCAAGTACTAGGATACGCAGAAGCGACGTATGGGCAGATTATGAGTATAATTGAAAATTTTACAATGCCTGTTTTCGGTAAACCTTTCGATTGGTTACTACCACTTAATCCAAAGACGATTGCACCTAATATTGATTTTATAAAGTTAATTTCCGATATCAAGCTTTGGCTGACGAACTTCATCGCTGGTCTTATCCAGAAATTTATCGACGCCGTGCTTTCAGTACTTCAATTCTTTGGTATAACCTTTGAATGGGTCAAGATAAATGTACCGATTAAACTATGTGTAATACAAACAATTCCAGCAAGGTAATTAAATGGCAATAGTAATCAGATCTCAGAAGTTTACGCCTACGAAAAAAGAAAAGGCAACGTACTCTGATATATCTTTCGGATTCACGATCCATCCGAATACACAAGACCTTACAGTAACTACAGATGAAGAAGCTGTAAAAATGTCTATTCGTAATCTATTACTGACAAACAGAGGTGAGAGATTTTTCAATCCAAAGATTGGGTCGGATATTAGAAGTCTGCTTTTTGAAAATTACACGCTATCTACAGAAAATTCATTAAAGAGTTATGTTGAAAATGTTGTTAAGAATTACGAGCCGAGAGCAAACATAATAAGCGTTGATGTTAATAACTATATCGATGACGATGCTATCGGTATTAGAATTACTTTCAGTACTATAAATAGTCTATCACCAGTAGACTTAGATCTATTCATTACCAGGGTACGTTAATGGCCAACAACAGTATAAATTTAGTAGGATTAGATTTTGAAAGTATCAAATCTAATCTAAAATCATACCTACAGCGTTCTGAATCACCGTTTAAAGACGTTGATTTTGAAGGTTCTAATATTTCCAACCTCGTTGATGTACTTGCTTATAACACGTACTTAAACAACTATTATTTGAACGTTGTAGCTAGTGAGATGTTTTTAGACAGTGCACAGTTAAGAGATAGTGTTGTCTCGCATGCAAAGTCTTTGAATTACGTTCCAAGATCTTACAGATCAGCTCATGCAACTCTAAACTTTAACATTACCCCTGATGATGGTCTCCAAGCCCTAATTATTCCAAAGGGTACAAGTTTTACTACGAAACTTAATAGTAACACTTATTCTTTCGTTACGAATGAGAATTCGTCTCATGTTGCTAACAACGATACTGGCATATTCAATATTAATCTAGAAGTATATGAAGGCAGTTACTTTATCGACACTTACGTATTTGATAGTTCAATTGAAGGTCAGCGATTTATTATCTCAAACCCATCAGTTGATACAAGTAGTATAACTGTGGATGTAATAGAGAACAGCGGCGCTAATCTATACAACTATACGCTTGCTACATCCTTGCTCGGTCTAACTGAGAACAGCAACAAATACTTCTTACAAGGCGCTGAGAATAACCAATACGAGATAGTTTTTGGTGATAATGTATCGGGTAGAAAGCCAAAGAGTGGAGCTGTTATTGCAATACAATATCGCGTGTGTTCTGGTAGTTTGCCGAATGGTGCACGTCTTTTTGATATTGATGGCCCTGTTCAAGGGCAGGCAAACGTTTCATCTATTACTGCATCATCACCAGCATACGGTGGTGCGGAGAGTGAGTCACTGAGTGCAATTAAGTTTAACGCAGTTCGGTACTATCAGAATCAAGAAAGAGCAGTAACCGCTGCCGATTATGAAACTATTCTAATGTCAAACTTCCCTGAGATCGATGCTGCGTCAGCATTCGGAGGTGAAGAGGCAGATCCTCCAGTCTACGGTAAGGTGTTCATTGCTGTTGATACGAACTCTGGCCAGGGTGCTACAGAGTTTCAAAAGACAACTTACAAAGACTTCCTGAAAACAAGAAGCTCAATCTCAATCGATCCGGTGATAGTCGATCCTGATTACTTGTACATTGACTGTAACGTTAACACCGAATACAATATCAATGTGACGAGCATAAAGTCTAGTGATATAGAGGCTCTTATTAAGTCATCCGTGAGTTCATTTAATACCACCTATCTTAACGGGTTTAAGAAGACCGTCAATTATAGCTCGCTCGTCGTTCAGCTGAGCGGCGTTCATCCAAGTATTTCTACTATTGACTTGAGTCTTTCGCCATGGAAGAGATTGCTTCCAACATTAAATACCGATTATAGTACGGTAATTGATTTCGGTTTTGCTCTTTCAAATCACCTGTATATTTCGTATGATGATTTCATCAGGGCAAATATTCAAGCTGTATACAGCACGGCGTTTACATATAACGGTGTAACGTGCACTCTTCAAGACGATAATGACGGTAACTTAGGCATCTACACAGTAGAAGGGTTTGAAGAAAACACACTACTTGCAAAAATTGGTACAGTTGACTATGTAAAAGGTATTCTGAATATATCAAAATTTAATATTAGTTCGTTTAGAAACGCGTTCATAAAGATTTACGTTGTGCCTATAAGTAAGAGTATTACAACAACGAAGAATAGCCTTGTAGATATCAGGGATTCCGATATAACCGTTACAGCTACCGCAATCAGAGTATGAACGATCTAGATACAATTATCTCACCCCTGGTACAGAAACAGTTCCCGGGGTTTTATGAGGAAGAGGGCCCTCTTTTCATATTGTTTACCACTGAGTACTTCAAGTGGCTTGAAACAAAGGAACTAATTACTTCCGGTACGAATATTGCCGGGCAATCATTATTCTACTCAAGAAGCATACTTACATATAGCGATGTAGATAAAACAATTGAAGATTTCCTGGTATATTTTTCTCAAAAGTACTTACAAGGTATAGACTTTAATATTGCTTCGAACAAGAGGACTTTGATTAAGGGCGCCAACGACCTGTATAAGTCAAAAGGCACACCTCGTTCAGTTGATCTACTGTTTAGATTAGTATTCGGTACAAGAGTAGAGGTATTCTTACCAGGTGATAATATTCTGAAGCCATCTGATGGCACCTGGGTAGTACCGCAATACCTTGAACTAACCGCATCAACAAGAACGAAATCTCTCATTGGTAAGCAGATTACAGGCAGTAAATCAGGAGCCATCGGATTCATCGAGTATGTAATTACGCGCAATATCAAGGGTAAGATAATTGATATTGCGTATTTAAGTAACGCCCAAGGAACTTTTAGCACTGGGGATATTATTACTGAAGATGGTATTATTGAGAATGCACCAAAGGTGTCAGGCTCTCTAACTACATTATCTCTAACAACAAACGGACAAGATTTTAGCGTCGGTGAAGAAGTGTACTTGACCTCAGCAAGAGGTACTGAAGGTATTGCAAGGGTAACAGGTATTGTATCTGAGACCGGTAAAGTACAGTTTAGTCTTGTTAATGGCGGATGGGGGTACTCTACTGCCGCAAACACCATGCTTTCAAGTAAGGTATTTTTTACTTCTAACACCAGAAACTCAAACTCATCTATTACAACATTTGAAGAGTTTGAACCTGTTCAGCAGGATATACTTAACCTGATTGTTAATAACTTTACGCAAAGTTTTTCAGTCGGTGAGCTTGTATATAA